GGGTCGATTGAAGTCTTGCTCAACGGCAGGACAGTCGCCACAACCCCCGGCCAGGTATTCCAGGAAAAGGAGATGGCTTTCCCTAGCAGCACCTCGAAACAGGTCGACGACCTTTCGCACGTGCTCCTGAGGAGCGCTGTTACCATGTACTATAAGAGCGAAGTAGGATACTCGTTCGTTGGTATGGGTTCAGTGATCAGGGTCAAGGGCGTCGACGGCCTCACGAGAAATTACCTCGTGACGGCCGCTCACGTCGCAGACGCTTCTAGCTTTTTCTCAGCAGCTTGTACACACTGCAGCGCCGGTCAGCGCTTTGTCGCGTTGCCGGAAGCGGTGATCAAAACGGCCTATGCATCGCCCTCTGATGTGGACGTTGCTGTATATGAGGTCACTCAGAGTCAGCTTTCCTGCGCCAGTATCTCGAGTTATCCTTCGATCAAACCGGCAGAGCCTTGTTCAATCAGGGACTCCGCTTATATTGTGTCGAATGAGATTCTTGAGTGCGCCGGATGGGGTGATCCCCATTCAGACGCTACCGGTTTCCACCGGTCGTATGGCCCAGCTGTTGACTCCCCGGTTCAGAATATGCTTGTGGGCGGCCACAAAGCCTCTACTCGCAAAGGCTGGAGCGGGTGTGGTCTCTTCCTGCGGAAGGGCACGAAAACCTACCTCGCCGGTATCCACACTGGCGCTCATGGTCCGTCTAACACTTTTGTTCTGATGGAGGAGCTTCACGAGTACATCAAGGATGAACTCATTAACAAGAAGCTCCTCGAGGGCGCAGAAGGCAGCGGCACGAGGAAAGGGAGGAAGTATGGCCAGGAAGGGAGAAGCGGCGGAGAAGCCAGAGATTTGAGGTCTGCCAGGGCGTCATACATCGCTGGCACGGCTCAGGGCAGGGGGTACAAGGAGAAGTCCGACGACGAGTCCAAGGTCACCCCTCCCCCAGCGCCTCAGGCGAAGGTCAAACCCGAGCCCGAGTGCGAGATCGAAAAAGAAGGGTCTGGAGAATCAGCCCCTAAGATCGATCGCCAGGCCGTCACTGACGCAATGTCAGCTTTTCGCCACCCCGCCAAAAAGCCGCTGGCGGGGGAGACTGCGGTAACCGTGAGAGAGACGAGCAAAGGCTCGGGAGCGATTTCTTCGACAGCCGAGCAGGCTACGAGTTCATCGACCCCGTCCCTGGACGACACGGCGGCGTCTACATCGGTAGATGCGCGAGGAAAGTCGACTACCAAGGCCCCCCAAAAGGAGCAGGAGTCGTCAGAGATCTCTTCAGAGAGCTCTTCCCCGAAGTCGAGTCCGAGTTCCACTTCGCAAACTACACCCAAGATTCAGTCGAAAGGAGCATCGCAGAGTACCACTCAGATGAGTACAGCGGAATTGCCCTTTCAGGTGATAATGGGAAAGCAGCGCAGCTCGCTTTTACAAAAGATTACAAAGACGCTGGATTCTCGTGGGTGTTCCCAGGCAATGACGGAATGTCTGAAGAATGCCTCCGTGAACGCTTTGAAGGACTTTTTGAAAGCATTGTCTCCTCAGTCAACCGCCAGTCAACCCCAGGCTACCCCTACCGGCTCAACTACCGCACAAACGGAGACCTCTTCGACAGCAACAAAGACGAAGTCAAGGAGCGACTCTGGGAAAGAATCCGGAAAATCTGGTTCTACGAAGGAAACTTCGAAGACTTCTTCGAAGACCGCGCAGGCTGGATCAGGGAAGGCCTGAGGGACCCCGTTCGTGTCTTCGCGAAGAAGCAGGCACAACCTCTTCGGAAACAACTGCCGAGAATCATCTCCAGTGTCTCAGTCATCGATCAGATGGTGGAGCGCTTTTTCTTCCAATC